ACCTTTGCACATTTAAAACGCCGACTTGTCGGCGGTTTATGAGTGCAAAAGTAGGTAGCCTTTGCGCATTTCAAATGCGCAAAGGTGTAAAACGCCGACCCAAAGGGTCGGCATTTGAAATATGAATCCTCAAAGGTATTCGGATTGCATTTTAACTATCGGTAAATAAAAATAGATTTGTTTTTATTTACTGTTTGATGATTCATAAAGGAACCAATGTTCATTTATACAGTGACCAGCTTGATAAGGAGAGGAGCAGTCGCAACACGGGTGATAAGCTCAGTGGTGGCCTCAGTGGTAAGAGTGAAGTTGGGTCCAGTGCTGAAAGTTGTGGTCTGGGATAAAGCAGTGCTAGATCCAGATCCACTGCCAATGTTGTTAAGAGGAGCAAGGGCCTCAGGGTCAATGGCGAGCTTCAAGGTGACAGTGGTTCCAGCGGGGACCCAGATAAGGTCACCAGCAACAAAGCCGTCCTCAACACCCCAGTTCTTAACCTCTGGGTCTCTGTTTCCGAAGACGTTACCATCAACGGAGTACTTAAGGAGCTTAGCAATGTTGGCAATGTTGATAGAGCCAGTCAAACTGTTGATGTAGCTTCCAGTGGGGGCAGCAGCAACCTCATTCAAGAGAGCAATGAATGAAGCACCATCGAAATGGTTGTCGGTGTCAATGGCAAACTCGGAAGCAGCAGTGAACAAAGACGAGAAACCTCCAGGAATGTTGAAATAGCTGGCAACGTAGGATTGGAAATCGGAATACAGAGTGGAGTATTTTCCGACGGAGATGACCTGAGCAGGGTCAGCAACTCCATCAATCAAATCAGCAGCAGTGATAGTGATGTCATCAGCTGCAAAAGAATCAGTAACTGAATCAAAACTAGCGAGGTCAAGTTTGGCGTTGAATGTGGCAACATCCATCTTGATTTGGATAGCATCTGTAACATCGATGTGAACAGGGGCAGTCTGCTCAGCGAGCTTGATGGTATCAAATCCTCGCTCCATAGTGAAACCACCGGTGGCTTCGAAGGCATAAACCTCACCTTCGTAAGTGGTGGCGTGGGAAGCGTCGTTTCTCTCAAATTCGGGATCGGGTAGGGACATTTTTATATATTCTTAAATTATATTTTATTTTGCAAATAATATTATTCTCTACAGGTCATACAACATTTTCAATAGTATACAACAAGAGAAATTCGAGTTGTTCATATCTAAAATACGTCCGTGGTCGTCATAGACTTGGATGTGCATCTTCTGAATATCCACGGGACCAAAATATTTCCGCGGTTCTGTGGTGATGTTCAAGTCAGTTTCCATCATCAAACTGAAATACGACCCTTTCACCGAAATTCTTGCTAAAATGTTAGGACTGAGGATGGAATTATTGAACGCAGAGATAAAATGATTGTTGACATTATTGTTAAAATCGTCTATTGCTAAATAAAGGTAACGCACAGTTGCCGGTTCTACAAGTGTTTCGGATTCATAATAGGTTCCCCCTTGATACTTCCGTTTTAAAAACCCGAGATTCATTCCGATTTTGGATGTTACCGGCGCTTTGTCGGGATTTCCGTTGATGTCTCTGGAAAAATCGATGTTGATTGATTTAATTGTATAATCCAAGTTTCCGGTGGTCTCTACATACACCTTGGCAGTTCCCGAACCAGTTTGGGAGACGTCTAGTCGGAATGAAATGTAATTGAATAAACTGTTCACGTCTAATGGCGAACCATCTGGATTTTTCTCAGAAATCAGCGTATTAATGGTGTCTATGAAATCGCTTGCATTGTAATTTCCATCAGGCACTATGACAATTTTGGATTCTTCAAAAATCTCTCCTCCATCGACAAGCTGTTGGGTTGCTTCAATGTAGAAATAGTTGTTGCCGTATTTGGAAGATATACCGTAGAAGGAAACGGGAAACTCAATGGCCGTGATTTGCATGGAAACCACTTTATGCAACCGGATTGGCAAATTAACCAAGAAATCCGAACTGCTTGTGAGCGTCATATTGTCTCTAAAACGCGTATCAATATTCAGGCACTTGGATATGATGCGCGTCTTGAGCGGGTTCATGATTCCAGGGAAATACTCGCTTGAAAAAGTATTCACGTAGGGTGTCTCGGGTCTCTCCGTAAGTTCCTCCATTCTTGGCATCGCTTCTCTTGATGCCGGCACATTGGGATACTTCTCCATTTTAGGAACATTGTGGAAACTGGTCGGATTTTTCGTCTCATTCTTGCACTTCACCGTAATTAACCAGTCCTTGGCCGTATCCAGAAACGCCATCAAATCGCGCTTGAACTTCTTGTCAATATGGCCGGTTGACAAAAGCACTTCTTTTAGCTGTGCCTCCTTCATTTCAATATCAGCGGCCGAATACTTCTTGTTGGGTGCAATCTGGAAAAATCGTTCCAAATCCTTGATTGTGTAATTATTAATATCTAAATCCAGTCCATCCATATTATATTGTTTGTTGATTTTTATTTATTACACTTTTCAACTACTATATTAAGACATGAGCAGCAGGTCCAAGAGTAAATCTTTAATGACTGGTTCCCAAACAACCAGCAAATCATTGATTAATCCAGTCAGCACCAGTTCGCAACAAGAACTGCAATTTGGCACCGAACTTACGAATACTTTGAAACGTATTGAATCCAGTTATGTAGAGAAAATGTCATCCCGTAAATATTTGGAGATACCAACATCGGTTCCTGCATTTTTGTCGTTGAATGACATCATGTTAAATGCGATTGCTGAACAGAAGAACACAAATTTGCGTTTATTGTTCAAAATTGCGAGAGATGGTATGGATGGTGCTCTCAATTCCAATAAGCTATTTACAGACAATTCTGACCTCGAGGTTCGAGTATTAATGTTGAACAAGAAGAACGACGACATTCTCTCCGGTAAGAACGAATTTAAGGCAATTGGTAGCACAACGGGTCAAATTGCAATTACTAAGACGTTTAAACTGGCTCCTCTTTACAGTTACTACATTTATTTGTATGGTATGCCGGCATACGGTGTTGGTTTTGATGCAACTAAACTTTCTCTCCTGGCCACCATTATGACCAAGTATGGAGTCAATCCCTACAAGTAGGTAGAGAAACCTACGGTTTCTCTACGCAGTCGATTCGCTTATTTTAGGACGTTTGTGAGGAGGGAACCTTAGGTTCCCTTAATATATATGGATTTATACGACACAATTATTATCGGCGGTGGCATTGCCGGGCTTTATACTGCCCATCTCTTGCAAAAACGTGAACCAAAACACCGTTTTATCATTTTAGAAAAACAAAAATATTTGGGTGGCCGACTTCTCACCTATTCCGACAAATACATGACCGTAGAGAAGGGCGGAGCCCGATTTTCCGAAAACCATCTCCGATTAATTGAATTATTGAGAGAAATGGGGTTGCACAAAAAAGTGGTAGAGGCGTCTCCGGACGCTTTTTTTTCGCCCGCCGATGGCACAGCCACCATGTATGATTCCGTTTTTGATTTTGACAATCGTTCTCTCAATCCCTTCTCTAAACTCTTCGATGTTTTCACCGAGGCTTATGTGAATAGTCCCACACCCATTGCACCCCTGCTTGCGCGTGTCATTATCGCCAGTAAATTGGAGACAAAAGAGCATCTGATTTCGCGTAATTTCACCGATTTTGCCAAAGAGGTTCTCTGCGACGATGATATTCAACACATTCACGATGCATTTGGTTACTCCACAGAATTGGTTGAAATGAACGCTTACGATTGCATTGCTTTGTTGGAAGGCGGTCTGAATCCGCGCCAGAAATTCTACGTCTTGGCGGGCGGTTTGACCCAGCTCATTAACAAATTGGTTTCCACAATTAATTCGGGAGAGAGACGCATATTCACTAGTTCCGAGGTTTTCTCTGCATCCTACGACCAAAATCATTTCGTAATTAAAACGAAGACGCGCGAATATCGTTCGTTAAAATGTGTTTTCGCGGTTCCTAAACAAGGATTGGAAAAACTGGCTCTGTTCAAACCCATTTATAATGAGTTGAAATATATTGGGTGTTTCCCTTTGTGCCGCATTTACTGCAAATTTGATATGAACAATCGAGAGAACGCATGGCTCCACAATTTGCCGAAAATCACCACGAACAACAATTTGCGCATTATTATTCCTATTGATTTACGGGCCGGTGTCATTATGGCTTCTTATACTGACCACAAATACGCGGACTTCTGGTTGGGCATTTATGAGTCGGAAGGTGTCAAAGGCGTGAACAAGGAATTGGTGAAGTTGTATAAGGAAACGTTGGGGATAGATATCCCCCTGCCGATTTCAACCAAAGTGTTTCATTGGGGATGTGGAGTGGGTTACTGGGGGAAAGGTGCAGATAGCACATCTTTAGAGAAATTGTTCTTGCAACCTTTTTCAGCAACGCCTCTCTATATTTGTGGCGAACACTATTCGGCGAAGTTGCAACAATGGATTGAAGGTGCACTGGAAACCGCAGAGAAAGTGGTTGAGAGAATCCTGTAAAATAACTATTATATAAAAAATGTTATTATTTATATAATGCCATTCAGTATCATAAATTCAATTGGAACATATGCAAAAAACAAAATGGGTGGTCTGCCAGGTTTATGGATTATCAGTGGTTCTAGTGGAAACGTTATCGCATACAGCACGAATGGAACTAGTTACACAAATGCTACATCACCATATGGTGGTGTTTCTAATTTTGCAGCCTGTGTTGCATATGGCAAAAATGCATCCGGTGCCGGATTGTGGATTGTTGTTGGTAATTCAACAAACAAAATCGCAACAAGTTCAAATGGAAACACATGGACAGGTATTAGCACTAATGTTTTTACTAGTACTGGCCGTGGCGTTGCATTCGGTAAAGACGGTTTAGGAGCTGATTTATGGGTTGCTGTTGGCCAAGGTGGAAATAGCATTGCAAAAAGCACAGATGGCGGAAACACGTGGTCAGGTGTTTCTACAAACGGTGGTATGATTACTGGACGTTATGTAACATATGCAAATGGTATATGGGTTGCTGTTGGTGAGGGCGCAGGAAATACACTTGTGACAAGTTCAGATGGAACTAATTGGACTGGTTTTCCCCCAGCAAATAATGGTAATATAAATATTGGAAATAGTGTTGCATATGGAAACGGGAGATGGATTGCGGTTGGTAGTGCTGGCACATCTCCCAGAATATCATATAGTGATGATAATGGAATTTCTTGGACAGCTGGAACATCATATGGTGGTTTAAATCAAGATATACGTGACGTGAAGTATGCAAATGGTATATGGGTTGCTGTTGGTTATGGTACTGGTGGTGGTGTTACAAGTGGAATTGCAACAAGTACAGATGGAATTACTTGGACAGCTGTTATAAGTAATGGTTTTGGAAGTGGTGGTATTGGAATTGGTGTTGCATATGGCCGGGACGGTTTGGGTGCCGGATTGTGGGTTGCTG